CGCAATCCAAAGGGCTTATTGACGTTTGCCATTTGTAAGCTCCAAAGATTGATTAGCCAGATTACTCCGGCTTACGGAAGGTGGTGCGCGAACTCCGCTCGGGGCTCTGAATCCGCATTGACGAGTGCGCGTTCTCACGCAGCAGCTCGTTATCTACCGCAGTCAACTGATCCCGCGCCTTCTTCGCAAAGTAGGCATTGCGCTCTTCGACAGTTTCCACAGGAATGCGGGCAAGCATCAAGCCGCCTACGGAAACCACGCCTGCGTGCTTGCCATCTTCAATGGTAGGCAGCATGCCTTGGTATTCCTCGGGCAGTTCCTCCAGTCGGACTAGCTCGTAGCCCTCGCGGAGACGTCCGTAGACGTTTTGCCTGTCATCAAACCCATTGACTTCTGATCGAATCCAGCGATGTTGAAAGCCTTCAGGGGCAGGGGGAGCGTCAAGACGTGAAGGAGGCTGCCAAGGGCGGCGACGCGACTCTTTTTCGCGAGAAGCACGAGAGCTGCGGTCGAGGGTAAGTTTGGTTTCGCTCATTTGATCACTCCTTTACGTACTTGGCATATTCCTCAAGAGGAACATTCAGCTTCTTAGCAATAGCAACTTGGCTCGGGGATAGCCGAACAGTACGGCGCGCACTATTGATTCCGGAACTCCGGGTAGCAGGGGCAACAGCTGGCGCGGGACGCTGTTGTCTGTTGGTTTGTTGCGGACTTTCATCCGTAAACCGCTTCGGAAACTCCTCCCGAAGGCGGCGGTCCAATTCAGTATAGTATTCGTCGCTGTTGGGGTCAAACCCCTCGCTTTCCACGAGAGTTTGGTGGATGCCCCAGGCTCCGTAGGTCAGCACACGATCCTGGCCAAACCAGGTATTACGGGCGGCCCACTCCTCCGCACGGGGAGAAGGCGCAGGAGGCGCTGCCTGTGCGCGAGCAACCTGCGGAGCCTGCTGTGGAGCAGGCTGCGGTTGGCGCAACTGCTGCTCTTGCGTCTGAATCCATCCCGAAACCTGCCGCTGCTCCATCACCAGCTCAGAAAGCCGCTGATTGGCGTCAGTCTCAGTGTCAATGTCGCCCTCTTCGCGGGCTTTCTTGATGATGGCTTTGAGCGTAGCCTGCTGCGTGTCCAAACGAGTCTTGGCCTCGTTCAAACGGCTGTAGTCCGTGTGGACCAGCTTCTGTTGGAGCTCCTGCGCTTGGTTCTGCAACCCGCGGGCGTACTCCAAGGCAGCCTGCTCGCGGCGCTCGGACTCCCGCATGCGGGCAGTCAGCTTGGCAATGCGCTTTTGCACCGCGTCACTGACATGATCCAGCTCTTCGCGCTCTGCCTGGGTGGCAGAAGTCGAGGTAAGCGCCGAATTGGATGTCTCCATCGGCGCCTTGGACGAATCGCTAGGCTCGTCCAGGGTGATCTCGGCCGGTTTCTCGTCCGCGCCGATGTCAAATTCAAGTTGGGTGTCGGGAACAGTATTTGCCATGGGCTACCTCACAGGTGAAGAATGTCTTCGGGGTCTTGAATGCGCGCCAAGATCTCGTCATCGTTCAAGATTCGGATCTCGCCGCCATCAATGTTCAGCCTGGCACCGGCGTAACGGCCAAAAATGACCCAGTCGCCCTTCTGGCACCACGCTCCATTCGGAAATTTGGCTTCATCCTTGTACGCAAGGTCGCCAACCGACAAAACATACCCGCAGACCGTCGCCACTTGCTCGCGCTGCCGAGTTTGATCGGCCAGGACGATGCCGCCCTTGCTTTTTTCAGCGCCGCGGTACGGCAGAATGACAATTCGCCAGCCTGTTGGCTTAGGAATGCGGTCTAAAACCGATTCCTCCAGCTTTTCCACGCTCAGACTCCCGTCTGACGTGTAAGCATCGTCCAAAACTGGCTCATGGGCCTCTTTCTCTTCGGCCCATTTCTTTTCCAAAGCAGTCATTTCCATTAAAAGGTCCTTTTGTTAGTCTTCGGCCCCGCGTAAAAGAGAGTGAATCACTTCTTCTACGAATTTGTAGCCTTCTAACCGACCCATCAGGAACTTGTACTGCTCCATGTCGCGAACACCGCCCGTAAGAATCATCATGTGCGTGTCTTCACGCAACCGACGAATCTCATGCAACAGTGTTTCAGTGAATTCCAGCATGGATATCCCCATGAAGCAGACAGATAGGCCCCTGTCCGAAGGCTGCGGTGCATATTAGCACCAAACTCACGCCAGTTTCACCTTATTGAAGGCGTCTTTTCGATATACATACGACACTTTTGGCTTGTCAGTCGGGTTTTTGACTGTTTTAGGCCCCTCTTTGGGCGCCTTGGGTGCCAATTTGGCGGGCTTTTTGCGCATCTTGTGCTCCTTTTTGGGCTAATTTCGCTTGATCGATGGCCACGTCGTTGGCTTCTTTCTGCTGATCGAAGGCCAACCGCTGCTGATCCATTGCAATCCGGGCTTGATCGCGCTGTCCGGCCTGGGCGATCTCCTGCTTCTTGAGCTCCACCAGCGGATCGCTCTGGTCGCCTGCCAGCTGCGACTGCAATTGCTTGACTTCCTGGAAGTACTGGGCCACTTTCAGGGCCACCATCGCCTCGCGCTGCAGCGCCGACACCAGTTTTTCAGGGTCCGTGCCGTACTGCTGGAACAACTCGGCCTCCACGGCCTCTTCCGCTTTCAAGCGGATGTGGTCAAACACGTGCTTTTGCAGCGTCATCGCCACCTGTGGCACAGACGCAACAATCGGCGACATGCCAAACAGCAGGTGCGTCATGATGTGCGCGTCGTGCTGCTGGCCAGCAAAGGCCTTGAGCGGCGATCCGTCCAGCGCCTGTGAGTTCTCACTGGCCGGATCCTTGGGCTTGTCCACATTCTGCGTGTTCAGGATCTGGTCGATATCCCGCACGCCGATGGCCTCGTACATCCGGCGGTACGCCTCGTACATGTTGTGCATCTGCGGCGCGCTCTGCGCAAGCTGCAGCTGCGTCTGCGCCATGGTGATGCGCTGCGCCACCGAGAAAATGTTGGGGTCCGACACCGGCAGCACGTCAATCCGGTCGTCGAAGTCCCGCGCCTTGATGAAGCGGCTCTCGCCAGGCACGTCGTACGGGTACTGCGGCGGCAAGTACTCCGCAAAGCCCTGCGCCAAGAGCTGGAACTCCAGCTTCTGCGCATAGTGCAGGCGCTTGTGGATGGCCGACATGACGGCCGAGCCCTTCTCCAGCAACGCAATCGTCGTGCCCACAGCAGCGTTCTGATTGCTGTCGCCCACCTGCATGTCCGTGATGCTCGACAGACGCCGGCCGGCATCCACACAGAAGCCCAGCAGCGCGAACAGCGTCTGGCTCGGCTCCTTGTACGGCAGCGGCAGCAACGACGCATTGATCTCCGCGCCGCCCGTATCAATGTCCCGGAACTCACCAGGCTGCAGCGGCATGTCGTCGTTCATGATCCGCGCGCCCTTGGCCTTGAAGCCCGCTGGCAGGTTCGCCAGCGTGCCCGCGTCGATCAACTGCTGCAGCGCAGCCGACGAGGTCTTGCTCAAGCCACCGACCAGATGCAGGAAGCCCAAGCCATACGCACCGGGGCCCTGGACCAGCAGGTAATGCACGTAGTACTGCTTGCGACGATAAAGCTCGTCGCCCTGCTTCCAGTTGCGGCGGATGCCCACCACGTGATTCGTGACCTCATCGATGGTCACGATGTACGGCAGCTTGATGCCCGTGGCCTCGCCGTCTTCCTTGTGCTCGAAGCCCGGCAGGTCATAGTCAACCTGGAACTCCAACAGCACGATCTCTTCATCGTCGCCCCCCGTGGGCACGATGCCCACCACGCGGTCCTGTTCCTTCTGGATCACGTTCTGGCTTGTCTCAGCCACGGCCTGCGCCTGGGCGGTGTCCAAGTACTGGCCGCGGACCACGGCGCGCCGGTAGGCATTCACGGGCATCGTCACGCGGTGCGTGATCCGCGCGCATTCGCTCATGACGCTTGAACCGTTGTACGGGATGTACAGATCCTCCGGCAGGATCAAGGCGCTCGTCATGCGGCCCTTGTCCTCGCAGTAGTACACCTTGCGGAAGGCCGAGCCGCCATAGCCCACGTAGAACAGCAACTGGTCGAAGTCCGGCGTGTACTCCTCCATCACCGTGGTGATCTGGTAATTCATGAAGTCACGCACGCGCTCGGCCTGCATCAACTTCTCGCGCGTCTCCTTGCCCAGGACCTGCGTGCGCACAGGGCCGCCCGCGGGCATGAGCTCCTTCAGCGCCTGCGCCTGGAACTGCACCACGCTCTCGGTCAGCAAGGGATGCTGAACGGGGCACGCGCCCTTGAACGGCTTGGTGCGCTCCTCGAACGAGAAGCCCAGCAGCTTCAGGCCCTTGCCGTACTGGTCTTCCCACTGCTTGCGCGAAGACTTGTCTGCCTCGAACAGCGCCATCAGCTCCGCGGACATGCTCTGCAAGACTGACGGATCGACGACCTCAGCAAGGTTGCTGTCGAAGGGGACCTTGTCGTCCTCCTCCGGTCCGATGCCGACCACCACCTCGCCCGTCTTGGCGTCAAACTCGACGCTGATGTCAGGCAGGTTCTCTTCTACCTCGATGGCCACATCGCCCGCAGGCAGGTCGTCAATCGTGACGTTCTTTTCAATAGGCATGTTCTATCCTTACTTTATACGCCACCCAGGTCCCGGAGCTCTTCCAGGTGCCTTTGCGTGTTGCTGCGAGTTCGCTCGTATTGCAACTGCGCCTTGTAGTGTTGCAGGCCCGACGTCAAGTACTTGTCGTCCTCTTCAATGCTTGTGGGCTTGAGCACGTCCTTGAAGAACTGCTGCACCGCACTGCCGTACTTGCCCGGGTCCGTGTTCCCCGTTGCGCGGCCCTGTCCCTTGACCTGCGTCACGACCGGCGAGAACTCATCGTCCATCCGCACCTCCACCGTCGTCACAGGGCGGTTGCGGTTGTCGCGCAGCGTGTAGATCTGCATCTTGCCGTCCTTGAAGGCCTGGCGCTTTTGGGACGAATACGTCGGGCCGCCCAGCTCATAGCCGCCCACCGAGTGGCCAAGGTAGGCGCCTTCGGGCACCGTGGCCTTGGACTCCTCGATGCGCTTCCAAGCGTATCCGGCCAGCGGGCCTTCTTGGATCTGCAACAGCGGCGCACTTACGCCTTCGGTAAAGAACCGCTCGTTGACCCGTTTGCCCGCCTTGATGTCCGCGATCAGCGTTTCCAGCTCAAACTTCTTGAGCCGGAACTTGGCAGAGTCCTTGACGACGTCCTCAAACCGCGTCTTACCAATCTCCTTGGGCGTGAGCGTCGCCAAGTACTCGTTGATGTACTGCGGCGTGAGAATGTCTTCCAGCGGTTTTTGCAACTTGATGTCAAAGATGGGCTCGCCCGTCTCAATTGCCCGACGCAATGTTTCTGAAACAGGCTGCCTTCCCCCTTTGGGCACCGGACCCACAAACGTAGATGCCTGCAGCAGTTGGGCAGGCACAGTCGTGTCATACGCAGTTGAAAGCAATTTGCCCGTTTCAGGCTGCGTGGTCAGCATGTTTACGGTAGGGATGTTTACCAGCTCCGGTCGCACCCCCGCCTCAATCAGCTTGTCTTCTAGTACTGTCTTGGCCTGGGCCGCCCGGGCATGGCCCGCAGGAGTCATCCAATTTCGCCCAGGCTCCAATATCCCTGGGTCAGTGAACATCATCGGCCTGATGCCCGTCATCTCGTCATACTTGCGGGTCAAGTCCTCGGTCGCTTCCGGGTACTTCGGGAAGAACCGCTCCTCGCCCGTCACAGGGTTGACCTTCGTCTTGCCCTGCTTGGTCTGCTCAATAGCGTACTTGCGGAAGTCTTTCTCCAGCGCCGGCGTCGTAATGTTGCCCTGCAGGATCTGCTTGAGGATAGGGTCGTCCGGAGTCCCGAACTGCCGCGTGATGTAGTTCGTGGCCTTGGTCTGCCAGAAGTTTTGGATGGCATCTAGCTTTTCCGGGTCCACCGGACCCGACGGACCATTCAAGCCTGTGGCCACCCACGCCTCCATGTTGCTGAGCAAATCGCGCCCCATGGACCTGTGCCCAGACACGCCTTCGCCCATCGCCGACACGCCGCCACCGGGCGGGCGCACAGCGTACAAAGGGGCTGCCGCCGGAGCTACCCTCTGAATAGCCCGCTCCACGGTCCGCGCTACAGTGGGGTCACTCGCCGCCGCCTGCGCAAGCATCTTAGCTGCTTCCCCCGTCTTCTCCACACCACGGGCCGCGGTCCGCGTCGCACCAGCCGGGTTCACAAGATTGCTGGCAATGTCGCCGGCCGTGTAGAACGCCCTAAGCGTCGGGTCCGTCGGCTCCGGGAACGCCAACCCCGCTTGACGCGACTTTTCCTTCAGCCAGTCACTGCCGCCTACAGGCCTCTCGACGTTGTACCCCAGCGGCCGCATCAGCATCGCCGCCACGTCCACAGGGAATCCCACGACGTTCTGCGGCAGCAAGGTCGCTCCCTTGGCCGCCTCCTTCTGGGCCTCCCCAGACTGCAACGCCCGCGTCACCGCCCCAGCCTTGCGCCCCTTGCCCGAACTGGGCACTACGCCAAAGGCCGCCTTGCTCGCCCGCTCCAGCTCCTCAGCCGTGGGCTCCATCTCGGCCAACATCTCCCTGGCCGACTTTTCAGCCTTTTCTGACTTGGCCTCGCCGCCCTCGTTGAACTGGGCCGCGGGCCGCGCTCCACTGAGCATCTCGTTGATCCGACGGTAGTCAGCATCCGACCGCGCCATCCCAATCAACCGAGTGATCTCCTCACTCTCGCCCACCAACCCGCCACTGGCCATCATCACCGGCTCCATCGCCGTGGGCTCCACCTGCGGCGCCTGCGCAAACAACTGCAGCGCCGCCTCCCGCTCCATCTCCGGCAACGTCAACGGCGGACCAGGCACAAACTCCTTCTTCGGCACAGGAGCAGGCCTCTTGCCTACATCCCCAAACCTCTCCTGCCACCGACCACGCACCTGGCCAGCAGTCAAACCCCTCAGCTCCGGGTTAGAACGCATCGCGACCCGGGAGTAAATCCTGTCCACCGGCGTCTCGTCCGCAGCAGACAAAACATCCACACTCCTCTTGGGCCCAGAGAAATGCGCCGCATACAACTCAAACGGCTCAGGCTCCCGCCCAAGCCTATTCTTCAAATAATCGCGCGCCTCGGCCAAGGACCGCACCCCGTACTCAATATCCTCCTCAACCGACAAAACCTTCTTCGGCGGCAACCCCAACTCACGCCGACGCGCATCTGTCAATTGAAATAAACCCGTAGCCGTCGAGCGACGATTCCTCGCCGACGGACGCAAACTGCTCTCCAACTCCGCTACACGAATAACAACCTGCGGATCAAGCTCCGCGGCCCGGGCACGCTGCTCAATCATCTCAAGCAAACGCTCCCGCTTGTATTCCTGCTTCGCAGCTTTAGTGGCCATCAGTAGTACTCAACAGGTCCCAAGGCTCGCGGCTCGCGGTCGTCCTCTTCGTCAGTGTGCAGGCGAACAAAGTTGCCTTGACGAAACCGCATCATCGCCTGCGTCGTAGAGTCAACCATATCATCGTTGTCGCCATTTGGGAATGCCGCACACTCCTCAATTAACTCCTGTGCCCATTCGAGGTCCGGGGCCCAGACCATCCCCGACTCAAACATCGGCGCCACAGAGTTCGCCCGGCTGATCTTGTCCGTCCCCGTCTTGCGGCCACCCGGCGAGTACATCGTCACAGGAATCCCCATCCGACGCATCTCCTGCTGGAGGACCGTGCCCGTGGCCTTCGCCTCAATCAGCACGTTGTCAGGATTCCACTGCCGGTACTCCTCCTTGGCAATGCGCTTGAGCTCCGGGAAATCCCACCGCCCACGCTTGACCCCCAACAGGATGATGTTGGGCCCCGAGTCAGAGTCCGGGTAAAAGACGCCCCAGGTCGTGATCACAGAGTAGTCCGCCGTCTCCTTCTTGGAGTACGCCGTGTCGTACGACTGGATCAAGTACTCACAGGGCGGCGGATCGTCGTACTTCCAAATGCGCCACCACTCGCGCTTGAGGATCGCGCCCTCGTCGTTGGTCGGCTGCTGCTGGTACATCGCGTTCCACTTCTGGACCGACAACGACGCCTTGACAGCATTCAACTCCTCGATCTTCCAGAACCCGGGCCACAAAGGCTTGCCCGAGGGCAGGATGGCGGGGAACTCAATGATCTCCCACTGGTCCGCCTTCGGACTGCTCTGCTGCTTGAGCAGGCGAGCCGTCAGATCCTTCGTGCCCCAGCGGGTCATCACAATGATCACCGAGCCGCCAGGCTGCAGACGAGAGCGAGGGCCAGAGGTGTACCACTCCCAGGCGTTTTCTAGCGCCAGCTCCGACAAAGCATCCTGCTCGGAATGCGGGTCGTCGATGATCAAAAGGTTTGCGCCACGCCCGGTCATCGCGCCGCCGACACCGACCGCGAAGTATTCGCCGCCCTTGTTGGTATCCCAGCGACCGGCCGCCTTACTGTCGGCCTGCAACGACACGTCAGGGAATAACTCCTTGTAGCGGTCCATATCCATGAGGTTACGGACCTTGCGGCCGAATCTCACGGCCAGCTCGCCGGTGTGCGTGGCCTCAATAATCTTCGTGTCTGGCTTGTGCCCCATCACGAACGCGGGCAGTAAGTACGAAGCAAACTCGGACTTCGTGTGCCGCGGGGGCATGTTGATGATCAGCCGCTTAAGCGTCCCATTAACCACCCGGTCAAACGCACTGGCCATCTTCTCGTGGTGGGCCCCGATTAACGCCTCGGGCCAGACGTAGCGGACGAAATCGAGGAACTTGTCCCTCGCGCTGTCCTGGGCGCTGAGCTGCGCCAGGCGGTACTCAAGCTTCAGGCGTTCTTCTTCGATATGTTCAGGGGTCATGCGCAGGCCGATTGCGTTTGAAATTTGCAAAAATTTTTGCGGCTTTGCGATTGTGAAACAAAGGGGGCCTTTTGTGGACCCCCCTGGTCAAAACTGTTTGGCTGCTCTTTGACAGAGCAAAACCGGGCCGAAGCCAGCGCCAGCCGGGCAAGGGGGCGTTTTGTGGCCCCCCCCCCAGTTAGTGCCCACTTACGCGCCAGGCCGCGCGGGCCGTGGCTCGCGGCGCCTGGTCGGCGGCCGGCGCCCAGCGCCCAGCTGCGCACCTGGTTTGCATCCACATACAAACACCAGGCGCCGTGTTTGTATCCACATACAAACACCGGCACCAGCTGGCGCACCAGCTCCACCAGGCCGCCGGCACCAGCTGGCGCACCAGGCCGGCCAGGGCCGCGCAGCTCCACCAGGTCGCACCTGGTCGCGATTAACTGCACCTGGTCGGCCAGGCCGGCGCGGTAATAACTGCACCTGGTCGAATAACTGCAGCTCGAATAACTGCACCAGGTGGAAATAACTGCAGCTGCAATAACTGCGCACCAGGCGGCCAGGCACGCGGCCCGCGCAGCTCCGACCAGGTCGGCCAGGCACCAGCACCAGGCGCGCGCAGCTGATACCTGGCGCAGTGATTAAGGGTTAATCGGCCGCGGCCCGCGGCCTGGCTCAAACCGACCAGGCCGGTGCTGGGGTTTCCAGCTCCACCAGGCGCGCAACTCCACCAGGCCGGCGGCCATTCGAGAAACCAGGTGCCAGGCGGCCAGGTCGCGCGAAATTTCCGATACGCAGAAAAGAAAAAACCCGGCACCTGGCCGGGTTTGAAGGGTGAAACTATTTCCGGCGCCGGCGCCTGGTAGCGCGCCTGGCGGCCGGTGCAACAGCTGGCGCACGGGGTTTCCACCAGGCGGCCAGGCGTGCCAGGAAAAACAACATCATGCGGCGGCCTTTCCGATATCGCCCACTACATGGTGCCGCAGCAGGGAACCAGGCGGGAGCTGGCGCGCGAACTCCACTGCGGCGGCCGCATCATCAGGCCGGCCGGTCGCGCTGGTGCTATTCCACTGCATGCGCACGGGCCCGCCGGCACCGTAGCATCCACCGGGCTCATCAGCTCCGACCAGGCGGGCGCCGGAACCATGCGCCACAAAAACGATTACGTAGTCGCGGTCGGCCCTGGCGCACAAAGGCCGACCAGCGCCGCACCTGGCACAGTCGAAATCGTCGGATAGCTGAGCTGGGCACTGCACAAAATCGACCCCTTGCACGCGGTAAGGCCAAACAGTGCCGGCCGGCGCGGCCACTGTTGCGGGCCGGCCAGCTCGCACGGCCGCCAACGCCTGGTCGATTGAGTCGCAGCTGGCGTTTATCACGGTTTCACCCGGCGCCGGTACCGGCAGCAGCTCGGCCGGAAAATGCGAGTACGTCCAGGCCTGGCCATCACGCGGCACTGCCTGGCGCAGTGCGGCCAGGTAGTCCAGGTCGATCAAGTCGGCCGCATGGTCGCCAGCTGGGTTCAATGCGCAGCTACGCGGGCAGGTGCCGAACGGGCTATGCGCGCCGGCGCGGTAAGTTACCGCTATCGGGCCGGTTTTGCTGTTGCTGCTGGTGCGAACGGTTTTTAGCATGATGCGCCCCCAGTGGTTTCGGCCAGGCGGGCGTGCAACAGGTCAGCCAGGCGCACTGCGTTAGCGGCCAGGTGCGCCAGGTCAACGCGGGCAGCTTCCGGGTTCGCGGCCAGGCCGGCCAGGATATGCGTGGCGGCGTACTCGCGCCGGGTCATGATGCTATACACCGCGTCCGCATCGGTTGGCTCAGCTGGGATAGCTACAGGTTCGATTGTCATCTCAGGCCTTTCTAACTTTCTGCGCCGGCACTGCGCCGGCGGGCTCGATTGTGTCCCAGGTGCTGCAATTACTGCAAGCCCTTCGCGCATGAAAAAACCCGGCACGCGGCCGGGCTGGTGAGCTGGCGCAGCTGGCGCCGGGTTAGCGCATGGCGACCAGGCCAGGCACTGGCGCGCGCCTGAGTCGCTGCGTCAGCTGGCGCCGGTGCAGCTCAGTGGCCGCGTCGTTTACCTGGTCTAGATATTTGCACTCGGCCGCGTGGTCAACCTGGCGCATGGCACGGGCCGCCTCTGCAGCGTCCCGCATGATATAGCGCAGCTCCGCATCTGTTTTATGTTTGTAGTTGTTCATTCGGCCAGCTCCAGGATATCGCCAGCGGTGGTTTCCAGCTCCACCCGTTCGGCCGTCCAGGGAATCGACCGGGCATATGCGGTCGCGCCGGTTACCGCGTCCCAAAGGGTTTCGATAGGCCGGCCTTCATCCATAACATGGGCGTGTTCGATGCGCTGCGCAACACGCGGCCCAAACCGTTTGGACAGGAATTCTCCGACCTTGTCGATTTTCGATCGCTGCGCAGTGGCCAGCACCTGGCCAACATTCCCGGCCGAGCTGTTAGCGTAGGCCAGCAGGGCCGGCGCGGCTTCCTCTAGGAATCGATCCGGCGCGCTGGCAGTGTGACGGATGCGGATTTCCTCCAGCTCATGCGCACCCCATACGATCCGGTTCGCGCACACAAAGTCAAACAGGAAAGTTTTCACGTACAGGGTGCCGCCGCCGGTTTCACTGTTGGATACAAAGAACCCGCGCGCCAGGGTGCCGGCCTGGCCATTGCGCCTGTTCGGCAGTTCGATCCGGTTCTGTTCGTCGGCCAGGAAAATGAACATGTCCCGGTCGCCCGCATACAGTGTGGTGTTCTGTTTGTCCACCTCGACCTGGCGGCCAAACACGCCAGGCACGCGGAAGTCACCAGTGCGGCCGTCCCCAAATCGATCCATCAGGGCATGCACGACATCGATGTTCCAGATGCGGCCATAGCGCGGGCCGGTCATAGCGCGCATGGTCGATTCCCCGTTACGGGTCAGCAGCACGCCAACATCCTGCGCGTCCCGCTCGACCTGGAACCCATAGTTGAGGCAGTCGGCCGCCAGCGGCGCCGGAAGGTCGCGAAGGTAGCCGGCCGGTGCGCCGACCAGGTTGGCAGCCTGGCCAAAGGCCCAGTGGCTGGGCGCATATCCGTTTCCGTTCGGGCCTTCGATCAAGATGCCCTGGTTATCGTCGGTCGGCACCGCGCGCAGCTGACGCGAGCTGACAACGGCCGCGCGACTGATGGCGCGCTGGGCCTGGAGCATGGCGGCCATCTCCGGCAGTGAAGTGAAGCGCTCTTCTTCGGGACGGGTTGCCCACTGGCGACTGGCTTGCATGAGGGTTGACATAGCTTTCTACCTTTCTGAAGTTGAAGTGCCCGGCAGCCCTCCGGCCGCCGGTGCAGCGATTGTGTCTGACTTACTTTGGAATTGCAACAGGTTCCGCAGCTGACGCCTGATGCGGAACAAACACGCGCAGCCCATCGATGGCCAGGCCCGCGAACGCACCCGCCCGGTCGGCCACTGGCACCATGCCCCCGTAGCTTTCCGGGTACATCAGCTCGAACGCGGCCGAGTGCGCACTGTCGTAGTCCGGGAACACCAGGCCGCCAGCGTCTCGCGCTTTCTGCAGTTGCTTTGGGTTATCCACCCAGCGCAGCTCCAGGCCGCCGATAAATTGTGGGTTGTTTGCATATCCCCAGCCCGAGTGTTGCACCAGGACATATTGACCGAGTTTGCTCATGCCTTTACCTCCACCTGGTGCGCAGCTTCCTCCGCATACCCCCGGAACAGGCCTTCAAAGGCCCGCAGCAGTTTCATGCGGTTGCCCGCATCAGCTGCGAAGAACGCCCGGGCCAGCGCGGAGGCAAACCCTCCACCGATTTGGTTCATTAGGTGTACCCCCTGCACGGTGTAGCTGCTGTTGATGATGCCGGAGCTGGCCAGCGCATCCTCGCGCACCCAGGCCGCGTCCAGCACGCTGGGAAAGTACTCCGACCCCTGCACATAAATGCGGCCGGTGCTGCTGGGTTTATGCGGCGGCCGACCGCCGGTTACCTGGTGCTGTTCGTTGCGGCTAGTGCGACGCGTATCGCCCAACTGCACCGGCCAGCCAGTGGCCTGGTCGATCAGGATCCACCCATCTTCTTTGATTCCGTTCATTCGTCGCCCTCCCCATCCTGCAGTGCATCGATAACGTCCCAGCCCAGCTCTACCGACCGATCTTCCACCCGGCGCGCAGATGCGGTGCCTAGTTCGTCCGGTGTCCACACAATAACGGCATACCCTTCCTGCCGCAGCTGAGCGATAGCGTTCATAAATTCAGGTTTCATGTCGCCCCCAAGTTGAAGTAAATGATGCCGTCAAATGCTTGAGGAACCACCCAAGTATCCTTCCCGGCCTGGAGCGCAGCTTCCCCTGCCGCCTCCGCCTCTGCAAGGGAATCGTGGGTGGTGATTTGGTCGATTGCCTGAAAGGTGATAAAGCCTGTGCCCCCTTCCTCCCAGGTTGCAGCGTCTCCCACGATCAAGGTGTAGCGTCTCATGCTGCCCCCTCAATCAAAGCGAAGGCTAACGCTGGCGTTGTTCAGCAGCCGGCGCATCCGTTCTTCCAGGTAGCCGGAGTTCTTAAGCTCTTCGGCCAGCTCTTCAGTGTCGAGTTCTTCCGTGACCTTTTCCACAATGTTATCGACGTCGAGTTCGTCCAGCACCTTATCGGCCAGGTCGGAGATGTCCAGCTCGCCGGCCACTGCCTCGGCCAGGCTGGAGGTATCCAGCTGCTCGGCCACTGCCTCCGCATCGACCTTGCTGGCCAGCTTTTCATAGTCCAGCTGCTCGGCCACTGCGTCCGTATCGACCAGCACGGCCATCTTGCGTGCGAACTCGTCAGACATCACGATATCCTGCACGGCAATGTGAATGCGGTCGGCCATCTGCGTGTCGCGCAGCAGTGCGTCCAGGTTGGGAGTCTGCTGGTCGGCCAGCTGCTGCACCAATGCAAAGTCCTGCACCTGGCCCGCTGCCAAGCTCTCAACGCGCAAGGCCAGCTCATTGATGCGTTGCTGCAGTGGGCGCACCACTGTCTCTTCTACTGCGTCGGCCAAGGCCTTCGCAACAACTGCGCTCATGTCGATCATTTGCTTTCTCACTTTCTGTGTTGGGCGCCTAGACCATCCGGGCGCCTGGTTGCGATTGTGGCCTGGCTGGCCAGGCAGTGTCAACAGCTCTCGGCCGGCAGCTCCGACTCCACAAACATCACTCGCTCGTTAGTGCAGTAAGCCTCACCGGCATACCACTCCGGGCCCCAGGGATACGCATCCGGTGCAACCTCCACCAGGTGCTGTGCGTGCCCAGGACTGTCGGCCAGCACGATAGCTTCTTTGTAGCCGGTCTTTGTCAGCTCGAACTGAATGGTGACGCGATATCTGTTCATGCTGCCCCCTTGTCCCAGCTTTGAATTTCCCAGTCACCAATTCGCAGCGAACCCGTCTCCAGGTCGCGGGCGAAATTCTCGAAAGCTTCGGCCGTGCTGGCCGGGATGCCCGGGTATGTGCAGTTGGCGCCTTCGCCTTCCTCATCATGCTGCCAGCCCCACCACTGGTAATGGTCGCCTCCCGGTGGGACGCTGTCCCCCCATGTGCTGACGCAGCCCAGGAAAGTCTCCACCCAGCTCGACCGGCCATCCGCGTGATGCAGGATGGAATAACCGACATAGTCCTGGTTATCCTTGCGGTTTTCCTCTGCCCCTGACCAGGCAACCGAAAGCGCTTCGGCAACTGCCTCCAGCGTCCAGCTGGTGATGTCTTCCTCATGCTGGCCCGGAGTGTCGAAGTCGTCTGAGACGCTGGCCTCTACCCGGATCGTCTTGCCATCAGGCGAGGAAATGCGAGCCGACGCGATTTCCTTCTTACTGCTGTACCAGCCCGTGTCAAAAGGCTGCCGCGCCTCAAGCGCTTGCTTGAGTGCTGCCTCTTGCTCCGGGTACCAATCGCTGAGTCCCCAATGGGCGCCGTCGCCGCTGCCGAATGCTTCCAAGGTATTCATGCTGCCTCCAAATCGTCGTTGCTAACAAACACCCAGGCCTGAACCCAGGTACCAGTGGCGCCTTCGGACACTTGCGGCTCGGCATCGAATTCGATCGTGCTCGACCCATACAAACCGCGTGCGGCCTGGACGGCCGGGTGCGCAGTGGCGCCGACCTCTTTAGGCACTTCGACTTCGTCGCCCAGTTTTGAAGCCACATAGCAGCGCATGGCTGCTATGAGTGGGGTGGGGCCGGTCTGGAGGTATGAGCGACCAATGTGATACGCTGCCTGCCAATCTGCGGTTGGTTGGCAATAGGTTGGGCTGATGCGCTCACGCTCAATGATCGGGCCACCCCAGGCCCAATCTGCTGAGTACGCATACGGTGTTGAGTCCAACAGTGTGTCCTCACAATACCCGACCGCCCAGTCCAGGGCGGCCTCATTCAGAGCACTTGTCTTGATCTTCATACTTTCTCGCTTTCTAGGTTGATTGGCCCACTCACCCCAACCCGTTGAGGAACAAGTGGAGTAGCCAGTATAGGAACAAATTCCTGATGGTGCAAGCCAGCTTTGCTTTCTGCGGCTGGGGAGGATGCGGTGGGGGTCTAAGAGTTGATAGCCTAGTCCTCCTGCGGCTCATCCAGCGGGCCTTGCGCAATCTCAAAGAACACCCGCTCGACCTCTGCCAGCGTCCAGTCGTGGCACTTCATCAGGTGCCGCATGACATCCGCTCCGCTGAGGTTCTTACCATCGTAGATAAACGCCAGCTCCTGCACCGACTGCGCCTTCGTTGGCACTGAGTTGGCCAGGAAGGCCTTGCGAGCTTCGTCTGACTCCGTCACCCATAGCTGGCCATACGGGGTGTGGTACCCGCCCAGCTGAATGCGCGCGTCCTCCGGACTGATGCCCTGTGCGGCCGCGACCTCCTGCACCTGGTCTTCCGCGCCAGGGTTGCGCTTGATCACCCACAGCATCCCCTCCGGGAAGACATCCTTGGACTGAATGCCGTACTTCGTGCGCCGGTCATGCACAGAGTTCTTCAACGGCTTCGTTAGCCGCATGAGCTTGAGGTACTTTTCCATTTCTCGCTTTCTAAGTTGGTGCCAGGACTGCCCTGGCACCGCAAGTCTATCCAGGTTCAATCGACCGCGTCAAGCATATGCAGCCGCACCAGCTCCCACGGGATCTGCGTCCAGGGCCATGCTGCCAACGGGACAGTGTCAATGCCCCGCATGGACAGTTCCACTGCCTGTTCGCCGGCATACAGGCGCAGCTCAGAGTGGCTGGTGCGAGTCGCTCCTGGCGGGAAATACTGCACCAGGATGTAGGTCGGGCAGTTCATGTCGGCGTGCTTGGCATGAAAGCTCACCTGGTGCGGCGACAGAGCGACCTTGCGCCCGCGTCGCACTACCTTCAGCTCCACCATCACAAACTCGCCCGGCACCTTGAACGCTACCAGGCAGTCCGGGATGCCCAGGTTCACCCGGGATTCAATCCGGGTAATGTGGCAGGCTGGCAGGTTTTCCTTCAATCTCTGATAAAGCCCGCTTTCTGGCTTCGATGGCATCTTCGCCCTCCTTAATTGCCTGGCGAGTTATATCCCGCAGCTGCCTGCCTTCTTCCGACCAAGGATCTTCCGCATAGTCACGGGGTTTCTTTGGCGCCGGTAATTCCGGTTTCACATCCGCTGCCTGCTCAATTTCCTTGGGCGTTACGTCAATAACCCTACCTGGGTCGCCATACAGACGCTTTATTTCCTCCAGCTTGCGCATGACCTCTTCCTTACTCATGGAATCAATCGTGCCGTGCCGGATTTCCTTGCGGTCAATATAAATCGTGCCCAGTGCCTGGCCGCGGCGATATTCTGCCTGGACAGCAGCACCATATGCCCCTGCCTGCAGCGCCAGGTCACGGATATTCTGCAGATCCCGCATATGCCGTTCCATGGTCGTGCCAAACCGCTCGGCCATATCCTTGCGCAGCTCCTGAATCGCGGCAACGACATGGGGATTCTTTTCCGGGTTGGTCAGCAGCCTGGCCGACTCCTTCGCCGTCTTGGCAGGCCAGCCGGCCCGGATGGCCGCCTCGGCCATGGTCACCTGGCCGTCGCCCATGACCAGCTCTTGAACGAACTTCCACTGCTTGGGCGTCAGCACCCTCTTCTTGGTGACTGTGACGGGAGTACGCAGCTTGTCCTCCAACAAGGGGCTATGCCCCCGGGGCATCTTCGGCAGCTTCGTTGCCATGTTTGCTCCTAAAAGTGGTACCTAGTAGAAACCCGCACCGTTTTTGGCCTTTTAGTAGACTTTTTTAGGGTCAATGAAAAAAAAAAAACAAAAAAATGTCCCGCGCGCGCATTTTATAAGAAATTACACCTGTAGAAGACACGTAATGTACCGTGTAGCTCTAACACGTTGATTTCATTCACTTCTTACACCATTACGTCTATTACGTCATTTTTCAAAAACTTTTCACACAAACACACTTGACCCTAAAAAAGTCTACTAAAACGGCAAAAACGCTACGGGAAAACCCTCGAAAGACCCGCGATCCGCGGTCCTCGGCCCTTTTTGCCCTCTCCACCCCCTCTGAACCTGACTCGAACCTGACAGTGCCCGGCTCCCGTCCCAACACCCCCCTCACTGCTCCATCCCCCGCCACCACACGCCTGTTCCGTTGTCGCCGTCGGCGCTGACGAACTTGGCGGCGAGGGTCGCGGGGATGACTTCGCCGGCCTCGAAGGCTTCGAGGTTACCGGCTTCCATGCCCATTTCTGGGAGGTGGGTGACGGGGCCGATGAGGGTGTAGGTCGCTCCGCCCATGGTGACGAAGTACAGCTGGACCATGGGCGGGAGCGAGGAGAGGTTCATCTTGTTAGACGATGGGGGAGGTTTTTTCCTGGAGTTCGATTTCGCGCTGGAGGTACCAGGCGGCCTTTTTGATGTCTTCCAGGTAATCCTTTTTGTAGGGTGCCCGGGAGATGTATTTCACGGCGTTGGCCAGGTGGTAATGATTATGCAGGCCTTTGGCTTCGATGAAATCGATGGTTTCAATGCCGCCTATTGTGTAGTGCGGGGGGTGGTTGACGTTGTCCACGGGCCGCGGTTCGCGGATATCGATGGATTGCACGCCGGGCAGGGAATCCAGGAGGGAGTGGATTTTGTCGATATTGACGCCGATTTCTAGGGGGCTGTCGAGGTCCTTTTCCTCTTGTTTTGCGGCCAGGCGGTCTTTGTTTTCCTTGACCAGGCGGTAGGCCATGGGCAGCGAGGCGCCGAATTTGGCGTGGATATCGCGTGCGGTGGCGTCGGGGTTTTTGGCCAGGTAGGCGCGGACTTTTTTGGAGATGGTCATTTCGGAGTTCCTTGTTGCGTGTCGGCAGTTGGGATGACGGCGATCCAATCCTCTGCCAACACGTCGTCGGAGGATGGTGCCCAGGGAAAGTGGCTCACGGCGGAGTGGAAGGTGATGCCGCTGCGGCTGGTGGGGTCGCGCAGGACGTAGGCCCCGGCCCACGTTGCGCGGGCCACGGGTTGTGAGCGTTTGAGGTAGGGCAGTGCTTCGGCGAAGCACATGCGCCCGGTTGCGGCGTCGTACATGGGGCTAGAAGTTTTCGGTGTAGAACTCGTCGAGCAGATCGGCCAGCTCACTGGCGCTGAACTCGCCGCCTTCGCCGGCGTTGAGGCCGTGCTCGACGCAGATGAGGACTTTGCCGTTGCGGGGCTCGAAGATCCGCAGATCGCCCAGGAGGATGCTGGGGCGTTGCGGGGCGATGTGGATGTTGGAAAGATTGACAACAGGGTCGTTTTTCACGGGATTTCTCCTTTCTAAGGTAGGTTTCGGCGGATTCTACGAAGAATTCTCTACTTTATGCAACTGGGGCGGTGAGGGCGTAGGTCTTGTGTAGTTTTCCTTGCACGCCGGCGTTGACGACGTGGGCGTTGACCCAGATTTTCTTGCCGCTGGGCAGGCGCCGGATGTGGCCACGGCGAAGGTGTTCGCGAGGGGAGCGGCCGGTGCCAGGCGCAAACGGGATGTCGCCGTCCACGGAGCTTGCGCCGTGTTGGGAGGGCTTGAGGGTCAGGACGCGGTATTCGTCGAAGGGAAGGGCGCCGCGTTTGAGGGCGCCTTTGTTGGCCTTGCGCACGGGCAGCGCTTCGCTGGAGACGTTGGAGCAGGACAGGGCCTCGATGAGGGAGAAGACGGCCGTGATGGCCGAGGACATGCCGGTGTAGGCGCTGATGCGCCAGTTGTCCTTGTAGATGTGTTTGGCCATGCCGCCGATGTCGAAGTGGCGCACGCTGGACTGGGAGATGGCGGGGGCGTCTTTGGGATCGACCTTGGCGGCGTCGAGGACCTCTTGGAGGAACTCGGTGTCCATCTTGGCCTCTTCCACGCCTATGCGGGGGCGGCATTCGGCGAAGAAGGGCATGAGCATCCACATTTCACCTTTGTGCTTGCTGATGAAGGTGTGGAAGTGGAAGACCAGGATGGCCTCTTTGACCTGGTAGGCCAGGACGATGTTCTTGGAGCGGTAGTCGTCGGGCTCGGTGCCGTAGAACTCCAGGGCGACCAGCGGGAAGGGCAGCCGGAAGTCGTCGGGCACGCCTTTGAAGCCGTCGTCAAAGATGATGCCGTCGTCGGGCATGAGGAATTTAACGGAGTGGGCTGCGTCCTTGAGGATGGCCTTGAGGTGCTTGGGGTACTCGGGCACCTCGACGGCCTTGGCCTGGGCCCACCAGTTGAGGTCGTCGTGGACTTGACGGAGGAAGTTCAGGGGTTGTGGGTTTGAGTTCATAGGTCCTGTCGAATTCGCGGAGCGCGGCTAACGCACAGAGTGCCTCCAGCACGCGGAGGAGTTGTTCACATGAGTGCTTCTTCAATGTCAGCCTCTGGCCACTGCTTCTTTGGGAGGTTTCTTTTGCACCAGCGGTCCAGGTCGGCTGGGTTGTATTGACGGAATGGCCAGGTCGGGTAGGGATCCGACGGGCTCAAAGAGGCGAGCTTCGGGCCCGCAGGGGCCGCGGGTGCGGTTGTCGATACAGGTGCCGATGCCCTTGCTGGCGGTGAAGGGGTTGACGGCGCAGTGCATGACCAGTGCGCCTGAGTACAGGCGAGGACGGTCGATGCTCGGTCGGTAATGTTTGCATTGCTTGCACGTTTCACGGTCTTTGTCCCAGGTGTACTTCGGCAGGGTGAACATGATCAGTCGTTGAGCTCGTCAATTTCTTTTTGGAGCCGTTTGATGCGGGCGTAGGCGCACTCGTAGTGCTCCGGGCCCCAGAACCAGCAGTTGTGGGCATGTGTGTGCTGTTGGTTGAGGTAGTCGGCAATTTCCTTGGCCAGCTCGTCTACGGCGGGTTTGACGACGCCGCTGGGCGTGTGGATCGACACGCCACGCAGGACGTCGTGGCAGCGTTTGAGCAGTTCAGTGTGTTTCATCTTCGCAGGGGGTGGTGAATTTGAAGACCTCGTCGAGGTTGGCTTTGACGTCCTCGACCTGGATGCCGTACATGCGGCAGCGGATGGCCAGGGACAGGGTCAGCGCCGTGAGGATGTCCTCCGGCGTTGTGGTCGTGTGCTCCTCACAGAACTCGTGCATGGCACCGTTAAGGTGGCGGGCTAGCTCAGCATGTTTCATTGGAACTCCTTCAGCAGTTTCAAAAATGTCGCGTTAGCGCGGCGGGTCAAGGCGCGGCGCCTGGCGCGCACACCTCGTGCTTTTTTGATCGGTGGGCGGTACATGAGGATGTCGAAGTACACGCGCGGGACGATGAGCTTGGTGGGTCGCTTCTGAATGGGCCGCATCTCAGCGGCGTCGTTGAGGAACTGCAGCGCATCGGCCAGGGTTGTATCGTCCAGGAAGGACTTGGGCTTCTGGTTTGCGTTGTGGTCGCCGCTCATTCCTGCCCCCTTGCTCTGATGGCGGCTGCTGCGTCCCATGCATGGGTGTTGGCATCTCGATTCCCAACCTCATCACACACCTTCGCACACGCCTCACGCTCGGCCTCCAACGCCCGGTTCGCCAGTTCCAGCGCATTCTTCAGTCGATGCAGTTCTGCCTCAACCTCTTTAAGTTTGTCGATGGCAGCAAATGTCTTCGCGTGGTTCATTCCTGCCCCCTTGCGCTAACAAATTCTTTGAGATGCAGCAGAGCGTGGTCGTAGCCTTCGGAAAACATGGGGTGACGCTCACGCTCCATGCCCATGAGTTCGTCAATCGTGTCGAGCACTGCCTCACGCTCGGCCAGACAGCAAGGCTTGTTCGGTTGGCCTTCCCGTATCTGCATCAAATCCATCAACTTCAGGTATCTGTTTTGCCATGGTGCTTCGACTTGCACGGCAACAAGGCGGGCGAAGCGTTCAAGTTCTGTTAAATACAAAATGCGACCTGTGTCGTATTCGTATGGCAACTTGGCCTCCCGCGCCAGTCGGATGATGTCTTCTCGGTTCATGTCAACCACCTCCACACCCAACCTGCCAGAACAATGATCGCCCACAAGAGGAACACACCCACTGCCCACTGGGCGCAGTAGACGAGGAAGTGTTTAATGAAGTCGGTCATGTCTGTCCTTCCACCATGCTTCAACGAAACCCCAGATGACGCCGCCGATGATGAGGCCAAGGATGGCCCAAAACAGGAACACCGGGGAAATTTCGCAGTCCCAGGTCACTTCTGCCCCCTTGCCGTGAGCATGGCGTCAGCAAGCCTATAGGCCGCTCTAGCAAACTCCATTGAGTTTCCATACACGCGGTTGTCTTGATTGGCGCAAATTCCGGCCAATGCTTGTGCTGCGAAGTAGTCGCGCAGGGTCATGCCGTCGCTGCCGTTGATTGAACGCATCAGCGGAAACGCTGCCCCGCCGTCATTGATCTCGCTCATAGCATCCCCCACACGTAGGCGATCAGCATCCCGACCGTCACGAACGGGGCGAGGAATACCAGGAACAGGAGGGTGAACAACCACACCGAGAACAACCATTCCGCTAGTTCTTCTTTCATCACAGCGCCTTTCCTTTTTGTCGGCATGGCCATGCACGTTGAAGCGCCTCGACAACCAAGAGCGCGGCGCCCTGGTGGCGAGACTGGGGGTTAATCCGCAAGTACTGCCAGACAATGTCGCGGGCCTGGCCCGTGGTCGAGCCTGTCGGGGCGCACACCAGGATGTCCTCCAGCCCGTCGGACACGCCGGCGATGTAGCCCAGGGCAAAGCCCCGGTCCGCGATCCCTTCTGAGTTAAGCCTGTTGAGCAGCTCGTTGCCGGAGAGGTACTCTGCCTGAGCCATGGAAGTAGTCACGGCAAGCGTGATGAGTAGGAGCTTTTTCATGGTCAGAGGAAGAAGATGATGCCGAGGGTCACGGCGGCAAAGAAAAAGATTCCTACGATGCCGATGGCCAGGCGGCCGAGGTCTTCCATGGGATCGTCGTCGGGGCGCAGCAGAGCGCGTTGCAGCAGTTCGCCGTCGCGGTACATGTCAGGGGGTGGGGGCTGGTAGAGCAGCCCGATCTTTACCCCGGTGCGTGTGGGGTAAGGAACATTGGACGGTACGTGTTCATTCTCGCGCATTGCATTCTCTCTTTCTGGGTTGGTGAGCTTAGAGCTCGTTGAAAACGTCGTCTTCGAGCAGCATGATAGCGCTCTCTTCCAGGGCTGGCAAGATGTTTACGTTTCTCAGTTTGCCGTTTTTGTCAGGGATTTCGAGTAGTACTTCGAGGATGTCGATCTGATCCGGGAGCAGCTGGCCTTCGACCAGCATGCGGGGGAGCAGCTCAAAGCTTACCCTTACGGGCAGCGTAAGCTGCAACTCTAGCTGCTGCTTCTTCACGTTCCTTTTCCTTTCTCTCTTCGATTTTCTTGAGGATGACGGCGTCTTGATAGGCTTTCTCAAAGGCCGGCGTGATGTACTTCTCGATTACCTTGCCGAAGGAGCTGAGCTTGTAGAACTTCTTGAGTTCCTTGAGGTGGTAGTAGGTAAGCTCGGGCACGATGATGGAGTGGTAGCGTTTGCCTTCACGCACAGACGGCGAAATCGCCGCGTACTTGCGCGGGCGGCCGGGCTTCTTCTTACGGCGCTTGCGCTTGCGGCGTTGGTAGGGGGCGGGCTTTTCCGGGATGCCGATCTCAAAGCCTGGCGGGAGCTCCAGGGGCTCGGCCAGCGGATCGACAGCTTCGGTGTCCTCGACGGGCTCGGGCTTCTTGGTGCTCATGCCGCGGCTCCCCAGCTCGGGCCCACCTCCACGTCCACGCGGGAGGGGACTTCCAGCGTGACGGCCTGGGCCATGATCCGCGAGGCTTCCTCGGCTTCGCTCTTGTCGCGAACGCTGATGGCCACTTCGTCATGCACCTGCAGTAGGAGGTCAAAGCCTGCCTTGTGCAGCGCGACCATGGCGGCCTTGGTCTGGTCGGCGGCTGAGCCTTGGATGAGGCGATTCAGGCCTTTGTAGGTGCCTGAGCGTTTGATGCGCTGGCCGTACTCGATGATGGCCTGTTCGCGGGGCAGGGGCTTGTTGACGCCGTACTCCACCGGCTCCCACAGCGGGAAGCGGCACTTGCGCCCCAGCAGGGTGCGGATGGAGCCGCCAGAGGCCGGGTGTTCGATGCGGCGCATGACCGCGTCGATGGTGCCGCGCAGGAAGGGGACTTTCTGGTGGAACGTGGTGATGAGTTCGCTGGCCTCGTCCAGGGGCAGGTCCAGCTGGGCGGCGAGCTTGGCCTTGCCCATGCCGTACATCAGGCCCAGGCCGATGGTCTTGGCGGCCTTGCGCTTGATGCCGGCCATGTCCGCGACCATTTGGTGGAAGTCCGTGTTGGGATCTTCCCGGTAGGCGTTGGCCATTTTTTCGGCCCCCGGAAGGTCCAGCAAAGTAGCATAATGAACCAGCAATCTCGGTTCCTGAGAGGAGAAGTCGTTCGCCGCCCAAAGCTGGCCCTCCTCTGGAAGGAAGAGCGAACGCACCATCGGGCCGATAATTTCGTGCCTGGCCGGGACTTGCTGGAGGTTGGGGTTGGCCGCTGAAAGCCGCCCCGTGACGGTGCCGCCGTCCTCGTTGCGCATCTGATTGAAGTGGCAGTGGATGCGGCCGTCGGCCTCGGAATGCCGCAGGTAGGGTTCCAGGAACGTGCCGTGGGTCTTGTTAACCTCCCGGGCCTCCACGATCAGCTTGCACATGGGGTGCTCGTGCGTGTCTAGGAAGCTCTTGGTGAAGCTCGGGGCGCCGTTCGCGGTCCTCGGGTACTGAATCCCGACGCGGTCGAAGGCGGCGGCGATGCTGGCAGCGGCCCAGATGTCCACCTTCTGGCCAGTCAGGGTGCGCAGCTCCTGAGCCAGGGCGTCTTCGCGGCCCTTGAGCTTTTGGATGAGCTCCTGGCAGCGCGAGCGGTCAAAGCGGATGCCCTTGCGGGTGAGGTTGACCAGCACCGGCAGCAGCTGGGTTTCGAGCTCGAAGATGGATTCCAGCTCGTCGCGCTTGAGCAGGGTGCGCAGGTGGTGCCAGAGCTTGAGCGTCAGGGCTGCGTCTTGCTCGGCGTACTCTCCGACGTACATGGCGGGGAGCTTCCAGAGTTCCTTTTTCGGGTGGACTCCGAAGTCGGCGGCGGACTCTTTGAGGCCTTGCTCGGACTTGGTTTCTTTGAGGTAGTCGAATCCAAGGGCGTTGAGGCTGAAGCTGAATCGGTTTTCGTCGATGAGCGGCGCGGCGAGCATCGTGTCGTAGATGGTGCCGTTGACTTTGAAGCCTTGCGCGAGGAGCCAGCCATAGTCGTAGGCGGCGTTGTGCATGATCTTGTCGCAGGGCAGCTCAAGAACGCTACGAATGAAACGCTCGACTCGTTGTCGGTCAAGGTTCCCTCCACCTTGATGCGCGACGGGGAAGTATCCGGACCATCCGTCAACAGCAAGGGCATAGCCGACAATGAAACCGTCACGACGTGGCCATCCTGGTCCCATAGATTCCATGTGGGGGTCGCAGGTTTCGAGGTCAATTGCAATCTCCTTGGCGCTGGAGAGGTTCGGGAACACCTCGGGCGGAACCCACTCGGACGGGCGCGGGAACATGTTGACGGTTCTCACAGGCGAAATCCTTTGAGTTCGTTCTTGGGCAGCACGATGTGCAGCGCTTTCTTGGCGCGGGTGATGCCGACGTAGAACAGGCGGTTGATGTCGTCGGAGTTCTTGTCGTACTCCTTGGCAAAGCGTGTGGACAGGTCTGACAGCAGTAGGACGTTGTCGGCTTCGCCGCCTTTGGCACCGTGGATGGTGGAGAGCTTGATGGGCACATGGCCAGTGAGCTTGACCCCGCGCTTAAGCATGGCCACCAGGTAGTAACGCTTGTCCTCGGAGATCTTGGTCAGCGCCTCGTGCCAGATGGCCTCGGTCAGCAGCCCGTGGTCGGCCTTGAGCTTTTCTATGGTGTAGTTGATTTCCTCGGACGCGGTGCGCAGCGTCTTGTGGCCGTGTTTCACGGCGCTTGCGTCGAGGTACTTGTAGATCGTCTTGACGACGTTGAAGGGCACTTCCCCGCCCTTGCGCAACTTTTCCCAGCCCAGCACGGCCATGAGCACGGATTCGGGCACGCTGCGGTGGCCGTGGCGCTCGAAGAGCAGGCCTTGGCTCTTGATCCAGTCGTGCATGTCGGTGAGCATGTAGTTGGTACTGGCCAGCACCAGCCAGTCGCCGTGGGAGATGTCTACCTGCTGGTAGTCGTTGTAGAAGTTGATAGAGCCCTCGACGTCGCGGGACTTCCAGGTCTTGGGCTGGCGCTTGCGGATGCGGTTGACCACTGTGTTGGCCAGGGCGTGGATGCGCGAGGGCACGCGGTAGGACTGGTCCAGCACGATCACCTTGCCCTGGAACATCAGGAAGCTTTCGGCGTCTGCGCCGGCCCAGGTGTAGACAGCCTGGTCATCGTCGCCAGCCAGAAAGCAACGCTGAGCGCGCAGCGCGAGCTGTTCTACCAGCCGCCACTGCAGCCGGGAGAGGTCCTGAGCCTCGTCGATGATGAGTGCTTCGAGGTGCGGTAACCGGTTGGGCTCCATGAGGATTTGCTCCAGCAGGTCGGTGAAGTCCAGCAACCCGCGGGATTCCTTGTAGTGGCGGTAGGCGCGCTCGACGTACTCAAAGTGGCGCCACTCGATGTCCATCTGGCTGTTGTTGTAGTGCTGGCGCAGGTCCATGCCCCGGATGCGGGCGATGTTGATCTCGTTGAGGATGGGGTTGTCGGGCTTGACCATGAAGTCCTCTTCACCGGACTCCAGGGCGATCTCAATGCCAGCTTCCTGCGCAAACTCCCGGTAGTTGGCCGGGTCCATCATGTCCTTGGAGCCTATGCCCAGGCAGCGATAAGCCAGACTGTGCAGCGTGCGAAACCAAGGGAAATCGCGGTCAGGGTTGAGGTGAGGAAACTTTTGAATGGCTCGGTCGCGAGCCTCGTTGGCAGCTTTGCGGGTGAAGGCAAAGTAGCCCACCTTGAGAGGTGAGGTTTCATTGGCGAGCTCCTGCTCGACGATGTTGAGAAGGTAGGTGGTCTTGCCGGTGCCCGGAGGGCCAAAGACTTTGCTGATGTCAGTCATCATGGCTCCACTGGTCTTGAGTCCACACCAGGATTGGGGTGCCAGGCCCCACGTAGGCGCCTTCGATGTTGAACTCGATGAACTCACGGGCTTCTTCGCTGTCCATGCCGTCCCGCATGAGGATGGCGCGAATCTTCTCTGCGTCGTAAACCAGTACCTCGACGCGGTGGCCGTCTATATGCCAAAGCATCGCAGGCCCAAGGATGGCTTCGTCAAAACCGTCAAGCGTAAACATCAGAACGGGCTCCTTGCTTTCTTTTGCTCGGGCGTGTCGAACGGCGAGTCCTGGCTGTTGAAGCGCGGTAGGCGCCAGCAGCGCACGGCCCGGTTCTTCAGGAACATGCTGATGGGCTCACCGCCCATGTCGCGGATGCGCTGCGCCATCTTGGGCGCAGTCATGCCCTTGAAGTTGTTGCGCGTGAGGAACGCTTCGAGGTCCTTCATGCGGAAGTAGGTCTTGGCTTCCTCGTCGTTGGTCCAGGGCCGGCCCATGAGGATCTCATCGCGGTCCATGGCCTGTTGGACGTGGGTGCAGAACTCTTCCAGAAGGTCGTTGAAGCGGCCGGTCAGGCTCGTGTCCTCGCTGGCCTCGGTGATCTGTTCGCTCTCCACCATCTCCTTGAGCAGGCTGTTGAGCACAGACTCCCAGTCCTGGCGGCGCAGGGTCGGGGGCAGCACGTTGATGCGCTCGATGCAGGCTTTCTGGAAAGAGGCCTGGTTGAACAGGCTTTCAGTGTCGAGCTCGATGCGCTTGCCGTTGATGTCCAGGAACCACAGCGGAGGTTCGCTGTTGTACTTGGACAGGGACGACAGCTGCGGGCTGTCAGGGCCGTGGGCCCCGATCCCAAATTTGCGGGTACGGCACAGGCCGCTGTTGCAAAAGCTGTTGAGCGGCGCGTCCTTGCACTTGTACTTGTAGTCCTTCTTGTTGAGCTGCTTGACGACGATCTGGACTTCGTTGTTGGGCAGCGGAGGGGCTACGTACTTGAAGTTGTACTCGACCAGCTGGTCTTCCCACTTGGTGGGCGCGGCCTGCTTCAGGTAGATGCCGATGTTAAAAAGCGTGTTATTGCGACCTCCCTCTGGAACGCCTTGAGCACATAGCGCCTGTAGGCAAGGCGGCCCGTCTTTGATGGGTGCGTCAGGTGCTTTCGGCGGATCTGGAAAAGCCGAGATCGACTCTTGAACATTTGCCTCCCAAAGAGCGTAAAACTGTTCAAGGGTCGCCGCCGACCCATCGGGATTGAAGGCATAGCGCGTTCCGTTGTCAGCGCCGAAGTACGGCAGGTTGAGGAAGTTGCCGGTATCCCCGCGGTCCACGAGGATCTCAGATTGTTTGGGGAAGATTTCGCGGCCGGCCTCGCCCAGGAGGGCAGCGCAGTTCTTCAGGTATTCCTGGAACTCGCGTGCGGGCTGCGGGGTTTTGGTGAACAGGAAGACGTGGGCGCCGCCGGACTTGCTGCGGCACACAACCAAGGGCAGCTTCAGGTCGGCGATCTTCTTGACCAGGCCAGGGTGATCCAGCGGGTACTGATCGATGTCGATGCAGCCCCAGATGCAGGTGTTGTCCGCGCGGATCGGGATGATGCCCAGTGAGGGCTCAACGCCCTCGAAGTGCTTTTGCCATAGGTCGTCAGTGGGTGGTTTACGGACTACGACAGCCTTACCTGCCTGCTTGCCGTTTTCCTTGGACTTCTCGATCTTGTAGGTGCCGTAGGCGATGTCCAGCCCTGAAAAGATCGACTTAAACCGGGTGATGTCGGTCATTTCTTCTTTCTAGCGTGGATGAAGGGGTACTGACCCAGTGGCTTTCCCCCGTGAAGCTAAATCAGAAGATCGTGCCGGTGGAGGGCTCGTCCCCCTCGTGCTTGACCTTGACTTCGCCGGCGTTGATGGACTGAGCGAATTGCTTGGCGGCCATGTAGACGCCCGCGTCTTCGACGCTGCCAATGCGCTCGATCTCCCAGCCAAACCACTTGCCCTTGTCGTTGGACTCGCCCTGCGTGGTCAGCAGGTAAATTTGGCTGTACATCGGGGGCGTGAACAGGCCGTTCTTGCCCGGGATCTTGACCGCGGCCATCATGCTGTTCCACTTGCGGCTCTTCTTGAGCTGCGTGGACTTCATGGTGATCAGCGCGGGCGACGGCACATTGTTGGCGTCCACCACCATCACGTAGTGATTGGCGGTGTTCTCGATGTAGTTGCCGTTGTCCAGGTAGTCCTTGTTGTCACCAGGCTCGCGCCGGGTCTTGGACAGGATGTCGCTGGTGGCGGGGTAGATGTGCAGCGGAGCGCCAGTGCCACTGCCGCGCGGGGCCCACTCAATGTACTGGCGCACATATGCGCAGGGGATCACACGCACGCCCTTCTTGCCATCGAAGAGCTCGTTGGTCACGGTGTTGTGGATCATCCCCGGCAGCGCGCCTTCCAGCTCGCCCACTTCAGGGCTTGTGTTGGTCAGCAGTCGCAGGAACGGCAGGGCGAAGTCGTCCTGGTTCATCCCGGCAAAGCTGTTGCCAGCGTCGTCTTCAAAGCTGGTGGCCAGCACCAGTTCGCCAGAGGTCTTTTGGGCAAGTTCGTTCTTAGCCATGATTCGATTTCCTTGTTTCGTTACGCAGATTTAATGACAGCCTTTTGGCCAATGAATACGCCAAAAAGCTCGGAGTCGATGGGCTGCCCCTTCTCGACTCGCTCCTTTACCCAGGCCTTGAGGGTCTGGGGCTCGATCTTCTCCGTTTGCTCGACTGGGAAGCCTTGCGCACGCAGCAGATCGATTGCTCGGGCGGCCAGTGCATCTTCGTTGCGACCGAAGCGCACGGAAACCGTGTTCTTGATGATGTCGTCGAAGCCCCGCTCGCGCAGCCACTTGTAGGCTTCCGCGCGCCGCGCTTCACTGATGTTGGCGCCGTAGAACGGCTTGATGTCGATGGAAGACCCGTCGGCCATCTTGAAGGACTTCATGCCCATCTGCGACAGCGCCTCGGGAATGGCTTCCTCAGTGAGCTTGCGGAACTGGTCCTTACGCTCCTTGAGAATGCCCTCGTGGTCCTCTATCTCTTTCTCCAACTCCTTGGCACGCTTGGCCATGGCCGCGATGCCACTGATCTCGTCATCCTTGACCTTCAGAGCACTTGCGTCCTCTTCATACAGGTTAGTAAGACTCATCTGATTCTCCTTTCTTGAACAAATCAACCTCCAGCGGAATGTAGCGTCTCTCACGCTTGTCCCACTTGAGGCACTTAAAGCGACCGTTGTTACGGGCCGCGGCCACCGCACAGGCAATGCCTATGGCCGATGGATCACCGATGAGCAACAAGAAGTCGTCGTCGGTAAATTTCTCTAGCTTTCGTTGGATGCGCCGTACTGTGGGCACCACTGAAAACGCGATCTGGGCATTTGGGGGCAAGATCGTTTCGATCTGGCCATAGTCCAAAGCACTGGCGATGTTGTGCTGTGTGGTTTCGGAAACAACGTAGACCTTGGGCACTAATTTCTCCTTTCTTGGTGAAGGCGTTCAGTGTACACTGCCGCTTCAGGGACTGCAACCCCCCTGCCAGAAAGTGAGACATCATGACTAACCCTGTAATCACGTACCCCTTCAAGAACAAGCCCTTCCTGCATCAAGCGGCTTACCTTGAGCGTTTCTGGGATCGCCCTGTGGCGGCCCTGTTTGCTGACATGGGCACCGGCAAGAGCTTCATGCTCATCAACAACGCCGCGATGCTGTACGACCGAGGCAAGATCAACGGCCTGCTGATCGTCGCGCCCAAGGGCGTGTACCGAAACTGGTACGGCACTGAGATCCCCAAACACATGCCCGACCATGTGATCTACCGCATGGGCCTGTGGTCTGCCTCGCCACGCAAGGCGGAGCAGGTCGCACTGGACAAGCTGTTTGAGGTCAGCGAAGACCTGAAGATCTTGATCATGAACATCGAGGCATTCAGCACGCAAAAGGGGTTCAAGTTTGCCCAGCGGTTCCTGCTGGTGCATGACGCGATGATGGCCATCGACGAGAGCACGACCATCAAGACGCCCAACTCCATGCGCAGCAAGAACACCGAAAAGGTGGGCATCGCCGCGCGGTACCGGAGGATTATGACGGGCTCGCCGATCACCAAAAGCCCGATGGATCTGTACCAGCAGTGCGCTTTCCTGTCCGACGACTGCCTGGATTGCCCGTCGTACTACAGCTTCCAGGCGCGGTACGCGGTCACCATAGAGCGGCAGTTGTCCTCGCACAGCTTCAAGCAGATCGTGGGCTACCGCCACCTGGACGAGCTCAAGACCAAGATTGATCGGTTTGCGTTCCGCGTCAAGAAGGAAGAGTGCTTGGACCTGCCCGACAAGCTTTACGTCAAACGGGAGGTGGACCTGACGGATGAGCAGGTGAACGCCTACAACCAGATGCGTACGCTGGCCCTGGCGCAGTTCGACACGGGCATCGTGAGCACGGTCAACGCCCTGACGCAGCTCATGCGGCTGCACCAGATCGTCTGTGGCCACGTCAAGCTGGACGACGGCACCGTGCGGCCCCTGGCCAACAAGCGGGTGGATGAGCTCCTGGCCATCGTCGAGGAAACCGACGGCAAGATGATCATCTGGGCCAACTACCGGCATGACATCGAGGCCATCAAGCTCGCCTTGCAGAAGGAGTACGGCATGAACTCCGTGGCGACCTACTACGGGGACACGTCGGCCGACGAGCGGCAGGAAATCGTCACCCGATTCCAAGACGATCAAGATGAGCTGCGCTTCTTTGTTGGTAATCCGAGCACCGGTGGGTATGGCCTGACGCTGACCGCGGCCAACGTCGTCGTGTACTACAGCAACAGCTTTGACCTGGAAAAGCGGCTGCAGTCCGAGGACCGGGCGCACCGCATTGGCCAGACCAAGAACGTGACCTACATCGACCTGATTGCGGTGAACACCGTGGACGAAAAGATCGTCCGGGCGCTGCGCGAGAAGATCAACATCGCCACGCAAGTGCTGGGCGAAGACATCAAGGAGTGGCTGATTTGAACCGTCTAATCCCCCTGAACGCCCGCTACAGCTACGAGCGCCTGGAGCGCAACGACAACAGCCCTGGCGGGCGCACCTACGGCCCCGACAAGCTGCCCAGCGTCACCACCATCCTGTCCGCGACCAAGGACAAGGCCGCGCTGGATGCCTGGGTGGCGCGCGTGGGCGAGGCAGAGGCCGAGCGCATCCGCAACGAGGCGGCCACTGTGGGCACCCACATGCACAGCGTGGTCGAGCACCTGCTGCTCAACGAGCCGCTGCCGGCGCCCCAGTCGTGGCTGCAGACCAAGGGCTACTGGATGGGCTACAAGCTCATCGAGGCGTTCTTCCCGAACGTCCAAGAGGTCTGGGGCGCGGAAATTCCGCTGCACTACCCGGGCAAGTACGCAGGCACCTCAGACTGCATTGGCGTGTACCGGCATGCGGAGTCCATCATCGACTTCAAGCAGGCCAACAAAATGAAGCAGCGGGCGTGGATTGAGGACTACTTTGTCCAGTTGGCCGCCTACGCAGCCGCGCACAACGCCGTGCATGGCACCAAGATCCGCCAGGGCATCATCCTGATGGTCAGCCAGGATGGCCAGACGCAGGAGTTTGTGACCTGCAGCCGCGAGTTTGACGGCTACAAGGACCAGTGGATGCGGCGGGTGGACGATTACCTGGCCAAGAAAAAAGCCCCGGCAGAACCGGGGCCAAAAGACTTGACGTCTAGAGGAGAAAACACAGACACATGACTGCGAGCTGCCTCGCGGTTCAATGATACGCCCGCGCCGCGGGCCGTCAACCCTTTTTCGCGGCGCGCATGTTGTCCACAAGGTTGGGGTAGGGCCGGCCAGCGGCCTTGGCCATCTTCTTAGCGGCTGCCTTTTTGGCCGGAGCCAATTTCTTCGGCGCGCCCAGGCCCTTGGGCCGGGGCTTGTCCCAGACTTCCTTTTTCATTTCAGGTTCCTCAGTTTGTACAGGGTGGAAAGGTACAACTCGATGGCCGAGTCGATGAGGTTTTGCAGGGGCGTGTCATCTTTCTCGCACGCTTCATAGCGACCCTCTTCGATCATGTCCATGTGATCTTCGAGCAGGTCGTCGATGTTGTCCTTGGTGGGCGCCTTGGACGGCTCCATGAACGGGATGGCATCCAGCGAGCCGTAGCGGCCCATGTAGGCCTCGGCAATCTTGTCTGCGTGGTCCACGATCCCGTCGTAGAAGTCCCCCAGCGCCATGTGCTGGGAGAAACTGCCAGGCCCTTTGGTGGACCAATGAACGCGATGCGCAACCTCACGGCTGAGAAACATCACGGCGAGAAGCTTTTCTGCTGTCATAACTTACCCCGAACGCGGCTGCATGGCCATCAGTGAGCTGATGGGATCTTGAGGGAACAAAGCTTGGTACATGTCTCCGGAAGCGGCACTGGTCTTCTGGCCACCGCCTGCGGGCGCTGGAGCTGGAGCTGAAGCAGGAGCAGCTACCGGAGTAATGGGCGGAACCCCACGGGTAGGCGGCGCGGACTGGCGCGGGGGCTGAGTCGGGCGCTGACGCTCCACCGGCGGCTGGTTGATAGCCGCGTCGAGGTAGTTCAGCATCGACGCAGGCAGCACGCCAGAGGACACCATGCGCGACGTGATATCGCGCGCCAGGCCCAGACTTTGGGCGTTGCTGGTGGGCTGCTTGAGCATCAGCGCCAGCAGCGTGGGGTCCCGCATGGCCTGCTCCATAGCGGCGCGGGTCATGCCAGCAGGCATCTTGTCGAAGATGCTGCGCATTGCCTTAGAGCCGGCGGATGCCGCGATCAGCGTGCCGGGGCCACTGCCGCCTGCCGCAGTCGAACCAACCTTAGAACCAATCACCCTAAGCGCCAGGTCTGTCACGATGCCACTGCCCTGAATCACTGAGTCCAGTGTTTGGCGGTTGGCCATCGCATCTTCCACCTGCATCATCGCCTTGGTCAATTGGCCAATGTTTTTCACTTCACCAAAGTCCATCATGCCGTTGCTGCGCATCAACGTCACAAGCGAAGGCTTGTTAGGAGCCAACGGGGCGAACATGACATCACGGAATGCGCCCGGGTCAAACTTGTCAACGCCGCCCGCCTTTGTAAAAGCGTAGTCCAGGATAGTGGCCTTGAGGCCGTCCACTGCGGTCTGGCCACCGCTTTGCGCCAGTTGCACCAGCCGGCGCATGCCCTGCACCGGCGAACGGCTGTTGAGCACGTCCACCACCGCATTGGTCGGGTTCTCGCCGCCCTTGAGCACCTGTGCAAAAGCGGTTTGGTTGCGCAGCGTAGTGTTTAGCTTGCTGTTTTCTGCTGCCACCTGCTTCAACGCAAGCTCTGCCTTAACCGCATCCGTCATGTCGTTGGTCAGGCCCAGCTTGTCCAGCATCACTTTGTTTTCATCGACAAATGTCTGCAGTTGGCGCGGGTTGACGCGGCCGGTGACTGGATCCACCGCCCGAGCGGCCAAGAGGCGCATGATTCGCGTTTGAGCGTCCTGAATGGACACTACGCTTTGGTCTGCCATGTCCGCCTGGGGCTTGAGCATCAAAGCTTGGTCGCTGTTGCGGCCGAATCGCTGCACCGCCTGGTCGTACTGAGTACGGGCGAAGCGAACGGCATCTTCAATCTCGTTCATCCGCATCGCAGTCACGTCCGCGTTTTGGCCAAACGCGCGGGTAACAAGAACTTCCGCCGGCAGCCGCTCAGCCCCGGTCCGCGCGACATCGCCCTGGATGGTCGCTGTCTTACCAAAGGTGCGGGTGAACGTGTCGTTGAGCGCGCGTGAGAAGTCGCGGGCCGCGTCAAACGCCGGGTTCTTCAGCGTGTTGAGGTCTGTCAACATGGCGTCGGCCAACGCGCTGTAGAGGTTGGCGTCGCCTACTTCACCCTTGCCCGCAGCATCACGTGCCAGCCCTAAAAGGGTTGAGCGATAGTTGATTAAGTGGTTGACTTGTACATCTTTGGCTTTATAGGACTTAGGAAGCGTAATCTGACCAGTCTGAATGTACTCAGGGGTGTTTTTAGCGGCGTCATATGCCAAGACGGTTCCCCGAGTAGCCCCCAAATCCTGCATGATGTCCTGCACCACCTTTGGGATTACCGTATTAAAAGCTGCAGGCCCTTTCTCAGACGCATACCTAAGATAGGTGTTGTACGTCTCTGACGCAGCAAGGGTAGGGGGTTCCATGACCGTCCGCTTGAACGTGTGCATTGGCCACTTACCCGTTTTGTCAAAAATCCGCTGGGCCTCAATGCCCTCCATTCCAATCTTTTCGGTAATCTCACGAGCCACGGGCATCGTGGCCTGGCGCAGCGCCTCTTCCCACAACATGCTTTCTGCGTCACGGGCGTTCTGCAGCGCCAGGGTGGTTTCAGTCTTGACGATGTCGCCAATCTGCGCACGAGCGGCAGGCGTGTCCTGCTTGATCTTGACGATTTTGCGAGCCGCATTGGCATCAGCTGTGGCCAAACGCGCATCCAAGGCTTGGGTAAAGAGCTGGTTGCGCATCTCCGCCACGCGAGTCAAGGCCTCGGGCGTGCCCACTTCCTTGAGCCGCTCCATCAGCAGGCCGTAGGCCCGCAGGGCTTCTCTGCCCTGCGCCTCGGTGTCGGCAGCAAACTTCAGGTTCATGTTGCCCAGCGTGCGCTCTACTTCGGTCAGCACCAGGCTGCCGGTCTTCTGCGCAGACGTCGGCGTGGAAACACTGCCCGGCAGCGGCTTCTCCAACATCCGGATCAGCTTGGGGATGTCCTCGCCCTGTTCTTCCAGGATTTTCTGGAGCTGAGCCGCTGCTGCGTTTTGGGCCTTGATGTCTGCCCCTGCTCGGGCAGAAGCAAGCATGTCCTTGGCCATGTTGTAGCCGTTGAAGAACAGTCGCGTAGGCGTGAACACGCCGGCGGTGAGCTCAGCCGCGAGCCGCGTTCCTTTGGCCTCGGGGTCAATTGCGTAGACCGTGCCGCCTGCAATCCCTGCAGCGCCCCCCGCCAGCGTTTCGCCTGCGAGGAAGGTGGCAGGGGTCTTGCGCGCGGTTTCGCCAATTTGGGAGATGAACCGCGAGACGCGATTACCGGTCATCACCGGCAGGGAGAACATCCAGGGCGCTGCTGCGATGGACTGCCCAAAGGTAGTCCCACCTTCGCGATACGGCGCCACTTCCGGGCGCATGCGGGCGTTGTACTCGTCGAACATCAGCGCGTCGAGCGCCTCTGCCCCAAGCAAGCCCAATCCAGCCCCGCCTACTGTGCCCAGCACCGGCAACGCAATCTTGCCCGGTCCCGGCACCAGCGGAGACGCAGCCAAACGCAGCCCAGCTTCCGCGCCCATGCGCGCGCCGGCCATAACGGAAGTGCCCTTGGCCGCGCCTTGGCCCGCGCCCACCGCAATGGCTTCTGCTTTCTCGCCGGCCGTGGGGTAGAACGGCACCCCAAGATCCTCAACAGACTGCGTCGGAGCAGCACCTTCCGCCGTAGGCGAAGGGGGCACCACCCCGGACACCGGGGCGGACTGTTTGCGAATGGCCTCAAGCTCAGCTGCGGTCAATGCCATGATGTCTCCAACTATTGCCCGAGTTTCATCCGAAGATCAAAGGTGCCATTCTTGTTCATCAACAAGAACGGGCCCGGGGGCAAACTGTCAAACTGTTCCTTGGAAGTTACCCGAGGCGGCACGCCCAGCAGTTCCCGCGCACGGTCGATTTCCTCCACTGCCTGACGGCCCGCCCTGATGGTATCCGGGCCCAGGTTGCGGTTGAGGTAGCCCTCGCGGTAAGCCCCGCGACGCAGGTCCAGCAGCAGCGAATCCAAGCCGATCAAGCGCTGTTGATAAGCTTCGGGGCGATCAATAAAGCCGGGCAACAGGTTCAACTCTTCTTGAATCTGCCTGCGCTCGCCTTCAGCAAACCGTGGGTTGGTCGCAAACGCCCGCCCAATACGGTTGGCCGCGTTGGACAAGTACCGTCCCGCCTGAATCGGCTGCGAAGGGTCATCAATCAACTCGCCGGCAATCGGCACACGGGCAACAAACGCCGTACCGACGTTGATCGGGCCCGTTCCTGCCTTGGCCAGGTTGAACAAAGTAGGACCTTCCGCAATGTACGCAGCCCCCGGCATCTTGGGAGGTGCGCCCTCTTCCGGTGCGCGGCCTTCCGCCGCCGGAGCAGCACTAGGCCCGGCAGCCGGAGCTTTTGCAGGAGCAGCCCCTGTTGCAGGAGCAGGTGCGCGGGCCGCGCCTGTCGGCAAGTTCAGCCTGCGACGCGCTTCCTGTGCTGCCTTCACAAAGTCCGGCACCGTTGCCGGAATGGTCGTCTGCGACGTCTGTCCCGTTATCGGGTCAGTGCGCAGTTCCTGGCGCGGCGTGTTGAGCACCGTAATGGCCGACTCGATCAGGTTGTCTTGCTCAGGGGTTGTCTTGCCCGCTGCATAGTTGGCCAGCAGCCCCGGGCGGTTAACCGTGGCCCACTGCCAGTCGCCCTTGCCAAACGGAGATTGGCCCGAGGCCTTGGCGCTTTCCTTGAGGATGTCGGAGAACAGCTTGCGCTGCGATTCGATTGCCTTGGCGTTGAGGTCGCGGATGTCCCCAATCTCCTTCTCAGCCGCCTGCAAGGCAAGCTGCTTGGTAGCCAGTTCGCCTTTGCGCTGCTCTGCCAACAGGCCCATCATCGTATTGGGCAGCGTGCGAGACACCTGGCCCAGGCGAGAGGCAAACGAGCCCCGCAGGGGGCGCCCTTGGTCATCGACGTTGGCGGCAAGCCCCAACCCGCGGCTGGCGATGTCCAGCAGCATCTGCGTCTGCATGTCTTCTCTTGAGCGACCTAGGCCCAGCAGCTCTTGGTAGACGGGCATCTTCTGCGCCATCGTGGTCTTAAGGTCAGGAACCGTAGCGGCTCGTTGGGTAAGCATCGAGCTCGCCCAATTTTGAGCTGCCTTAACAAGCTCAGGAGGGTAAGAAGCTGCCGGGGTCACGCCCTCCTCATCGGACCCGTCCTTAAAACGCTGAACAATCCCGCCGTGACGGAATTGTCTTGGCACAGACATCGTGCCGGGCATTCCCGACTCGTTGCCCCCTACCAGCGTGGCGATACCACCTCCGGCAAACTTCATAGGCGCGGGCCCCGGGCCGCCAGCCATTTCGGGCGGCATTTGAGGGGGCATACCAGGAGGTGCTCCAGGCATCGGGGGCGGCATTGCGCCAGGCGCGGGCCCCGGGCCGCCAGGCATGGGCATTCCGCCCGGAGGGGGCATCATCGGGCCGGCACTTAGCCCGCCAATACCCTGCTGCGCAGCAAGCTGCGGCTGCAGCATGGCCAGCACTTCGGGGGGCGTGTTGTAGGCCGCGTCTTCCCCGACCATCTCAGCGAGCTCCTGGTACCGTGCGTCGGTGGAGCGCATGTCCCCGCGCAGGTTGTTCATCAGGATTTCGGGGTTCTGAGGCGTGCGAGCCATTGGCGGAAGTTCTTCCACGCCTCGGTTATCTTCGCTTTCATACTCTTCATCATCTTCAAACCCCTCCATGATGCCGCTGTTGCGGGCCGCTTTGGACAGCGGCTTTGAGAACATGGCCCGCTTGAGCACTTCGTCTTTCATTGCGATTCCTTAGAAGAGTCCGGCCTTGGCGCCTGCCGCTCCCGCGGTGACCCCTGCGATGCCCAGGCCAGCAATCTGCTGGAACGGGCTGGCTTGTGCCTGCGATTGCTGCGTCATCGCCATATTCGCGGTCGGCGCGCCCTTGTAGATGTCCGACAGGAAGCCGAGCTGCTGGTACGGCTGCATGTTGCGCTGCATGACATTTTGACGCTCTGCATCCAACTGAGCCTGTGTCTGGCGCTGCTGTTGCGCGCCAAGGTTGTACAGGAAATTGACGTCCTGCTGCCCCATTGCTTGGGACTGCGCACCGAGGTTTCCAATCTGCCCGGCCAGGGAGCCCTGCTGCGTCCCAAACTGCCCCATTCCTTGGGCAAGCTGCTGGCCAATACCAAACTCCTGCCCTGCCAAACCTGCAATGCCCTGTGCGTATTGATTGCGCAGTTGCGATTGCTGGCCATAGATGCCCGCCAATTGCTGGGCTGCCTGCAGCCCCGCCTGCGTGCCCGCAATCCCATATTGGCCGCGCATAGCTTGGTCCGCTAGCGCGGCCTGCATAGCCTGTTGAGAGCCAAGTTGTTGCACACCAAGTTGGGACGCCAGGTTTTGCTGGCCCACAGCAAGGCCCGCTTGTTGGTTGGCCAGAGCTGCCCGCATGGCTTGCTCAGAGTTCATGCCCATGGTCTGCAGTTGAGCCGCCTGATTTTGGACATTGGCCTGCTGTTGGGCGCTGAGGTTAGCCAGGGCCGTTTGCAGCCCAGTCTGCGTGCCAAGCTGCTGCACCCCGAGCTGGGAGGCAAGATTTTGCTGGCCCACCGCAAGGCCAGCCTGCTGGTTTGCTTGTTGGGCCGCGAGCCGCGCTTGTTGCTCCTGGTTGAACTGCTGCTGTGCTTGCTGATAAGCCTGCTGCGTGCCCATCGCCTGGATGTCACCCTTCTGCATCGCAAGGTTGCGTGCAGCTTCGGCGTTCTCAATAGCTTGGCGTGCCCCGCCAAACGCACCGGCACGGGCGTACTTCTGACCCCGAGAAGTGGCGGCGATGTCCGCTTGGCGCTGAGCTTCGCGCTGCTGGATATTCACCACGTTTTGCATGTACGGAGACATGAAGGCTTCTGCCGAACCGGGCTGGGCAAAAGTCTGCGTTTGAATCCGCTCTGCGGGGCCCATTTGATAAGCCTGCAAGCCTGGGGCGTAGCCAGTTTGAGCGGTCTGCATCTGTGGGGCAGTAGCACGCTCCGCAGCCACCCGTTCTGCGGGGCTCATTTGAAATGCTTGCAAATCAGGGCGGTAACCTACCAGAGGAGCTTCGCCCAACCTAGCGGCCTTGGTCATTTCCGCGGCTTCCCCCATCCGGTTGATGGGGGTGCCTGCTGCAATCATTTCCTCATAGGCCCGCGGGAACCAGCGCCGAGTGTCCGCCCCTTGCAAGGTCTGCAGCCCCTGCCCGGTCGTACCCAACGCATCCATGTACGTTTGGGTGGCGCGACTCAGGTAAGGCTGGTAGGCACCAATGCCCATTCGCCCTGCCTCAATAGCGGCAGTTTGGTCGGGACTCATGCCCGCAATACGATAGTCAGGCGTCAGGAAGATGCCCTGCTGGGCAGCAAGGCCTGCCTGTTCAACCTGTCTACGGGCGTCCTCTAGCAGCTTGAGCTTTTGCTGCTCAATCAGCGGGGATTCCGCGATGATTTGGGTAGTGACGTTATCGGACATGTTTAACCCCGAGATGCATTACGTTCGAGTTGATGCATGAGTGCATACATCTTTTTGGCCCCCTTGCGGCGGTCGCCCTTACCCGCGCCGCGAACGGCCTTGGCGGTCATGACAAATTCGCCGTCAGAGAGCATCGCAGGGATGGAGTCCGAAGTCGCGGTCCCCGGTCCGTTAATTTGACCCGTGCGACGAGGATATCCGCCCGTGGCCAGAGAAGCAATGCCGCCTGTACGGATGGGCGGGAAACCTACAGGACCACCGTGGCGGAAGAACTGACCGTAATCATCAGGCTCGTCTCTTTCGCCTTCTTCAGATTCGGGACCGAAATTGCTGTAGTCCAAATCCCCTATGCCCCCGCCCGCAGGGATCGGCAGTTCCTCAAGTATTTCGGGCGGGATGGGAAACGGAACAAACGGCTCCATCGGCTCGAATGGCGTGGGGTTCTCAATCTCCGTGATAGTGAGATCAGGAATCGGCAAGGACCCGATAATCCGCCCCGATCCAAAGCGGGCCTCGTAGTTGGCCCGCTCTTCCGGCGTCATGGCCGCGAAGAATTCCTCGTCGGAAACGATGTCGGCCGGATCCTGGCTCACGACGTCCTCGTCCACGATCTCTCCCGTATTCCGGGGCGTGACAGTTCCTTCCGGCAGGGGAGACAGAGGAATCACAGGCGGCCTCGGTATTACAGGCGGCACCACAGGCACGGTCGGCCCTACAGGTGGCACCTCGGGTGGCGGAGGCGGAGGCGGAGGCTCCTCGGGCGGCTCCTCGGGCGGCTCCTCGGGAGGAGGCTCCTCGGGCGGCGGAGGCGGCGGAGGCGGAGGCGGAGGCGGAGGCGGCGGCGGAGGCGGCGGCGGTTCTACGGGCGGCACCACAGGAACCACGGGAGTGTCCACCGGAAGCACAGGCGGCACCACAGGCGGCACCACAGGCGGCACCACAGGAGGCACCACAGGAGGCACTACAGGAGGCACTACAGGAGGCACTACAGGAGCAGTCCCCGGAGGGGCTACGGGAGCCACCGGAGGCACTACCGGCTCTGGCGGCGGCCGAACGATGGGCAATGGCCGTACAGGCCCCGGCTCCACTGGAGCGGGGGCGGGCGCCGGAGTAGGTGCAGGAGCCGGAGTAGGTGCAGGAGCCGCTCCCCTTTGATACGGCAGCGGGAAGCCCAGAATGTTGGCATTCATCTGGTTCCAGTACTGCGCCTGCGCTGCGGGATAGCTCATCCCTTGGGGCAGCGTTTGCGGGGGGCTTACCGAGCCCCCATTAGCGTACCCCGGAGGAGACATAGGGGGCAACGGAGGCAGGACAGGGGCGGGAGCCGGAGCGGGCGTGGGCGCAACGAACTTTTGGCCACCATAGCCATACACCGTGCCAGGATAGCCCTGCAAAGCAAACAGGTTGGGATTGGCCGCAATCAGGTCACGTTCACGCTTGAACTTGTCCATCATGTACTGCTCGTACGGCCCCAACTGCGCAGGCTTGGACTGGAAACCGCCCGTCAAGCCCATGATGCCAAGACCCGCCGCCACAGTGGGGCCAAACGTGCGCATCATGCCCGGGTCATATGCCTTGGCCGCCTGCGACAACGCCTCTGTCATGGTCTTGCCCTTGCTCAACGCATCGGCATACTCGGGCGTCAGCCTAAGTTGATCAGTGGTCAACTTAGGGCTGAAGATCTGCTTGGCCCCCTCCATAATCTTGGAGGTATCAAAAGTTTGGCCTTCGCCGATGCCCAATCCCTTGCCGAGCGTCTCAATTCCTTGGCCAAGAGTCGGGACCTTGGGCGCCCCAACAGACGCAGGAGCAGCAACAGGCGCGGGAGCCGCGGCAGGGGCAGCAACAGACGTCGCAGGTTGGCGCGCCACCTGGTTGCCAAAGCTGTCGGGCAAAAGGTCATATTTGTCAGGCACGCGGGCCGCGATTTCTGATCCCGGCAGCGAAGGCTGCGGGGCCTGCCCTTGCAAAGCCGGAGCTTCCGGCGCCGCAGGCAGCGAAGGGCCGCCAGCTTCGGTGTAAACCTTGGCCGGAGTGTCGAAAAAGTTGGCAACCTTTCCGACCTGAGTCTGGAAAGCCTCCATCGGGGTCATCGTCGCCTCGCCCATGAGCGGCACACCGCCGAACAGGGCTGCGCCAGCGCCTGCCGTAATGCCACCAAGAGCTCCTGCCTTCAATGCGTCCCGGACGCTGCCCCCGGCCAACAAGGTTGAACCTGCGGATCCCACAAAACCGCTGATTGCCGCACCTGCCGCGGTCCCCGCGCCAACACCCAGGGCAGAGGCCGCGGCCGGGCCCAGGAAGAAACCAAGGGCCACGGTCAACGCAACGCGGCCCACGGTGCTCTTCGCAAAACCCTTGATGGCTTTGCCAATCCTGCTGAAGATGTTGGCAAACTCAGGCAGGCCAGTGGCAGGATTGATGGTCCCCGCGCCGCCCATCTGTTTGAGGATGTGGGCCTCAGCAGGCGTGATGTGGGCCAGCATGGTGTCGCCGTTGCGGCCAAGAGCCGCCAGCGAAGCAATGCCGCCTTGGGCAAACTGCTGCGGAGCCGCGGGCGTGGCCGACATCTGATCCAAAGCGATGTTCAGCGCGGCAAAAAGCTCCGGGTCAAACTGCTCCGGGAGGATATCTTCCGTCACGCCCTTGGCGCGGTACTTTTCCTTGATGGCCTCGTAATTAGCCGGGTTGGCCAGAATCTCATCGACCAGCTCGTTGAGCATCTGGAGGACTTCTGGCGGAATATCCAGGCCCTCAAGCTCTGCCTTGAAGTCCGCAACCACCTTTGGATCTACTTCTGCGGCGCTGTCCAACAGCTCCTTGGAAAACTCCTTCGGGGAAGCCGTTTTCCGAAGTTGCTCAAAAGCCGCCATTTCGGGGCCCTGGGGCGCCCGAGAAGCAACTGCGGCGTCCATTTCTGGCAAAGCCATGATCCCTTGTTGAGCAGTGGCCATGATTTATCCCGAGAAGAAGGTTGAGGTCATTTTAGGTCGTTTGGGTGCTTAGCGGCTAATCTCTTCCCAGTCCAGAGAGCCAAGCACCTGATCCCCGTTGGATGCCGCCGTGCAAGCAAGCGTCAGTTCATACGCAGTGGCGGTGAACGGATCGCGCTCCAGTTGAGAAGCGAACAACGCTTCCTTCAAAATGTCCACGCTATTGGAACCCT